CCGACGTCTGGCTGCCGTGGATCATCGCGAACGATCCCGGCCCGATTAGCTGGACGATGCAGACTGACGAGATGGTAGAGAAGCACGCGAAGACGCGCCTGTGGCCGCTTCTTGAGCGATGCCGGCCAGTCGCTGCGCTTCTGCCGAAGCCGGGGCCGCATCGGACGACGACGGAGATTTTCTTTGGCGGCTTCTTCGTCACGCTGAACGCGGCGAACCTTTCGACCCAGCAGAGCCAGTCGATCCGCTACAAGATCAACGACGAGCTCTGGCTCCCGCGCTGGCAGGAGATTTACGGGCACGCGGTGGCGCGCGTCTCCAAGTTCGAGGAGGTCGGCCGCTCGAAGATCTACAACGCGAGCCAAGCGCCGGTGATGGACGCGGAGACGGGCAACGTCGAGGACACGAGCTTCCGCTCTGGCGACCAGGGCGAGTGGCACGCTGAGTGCCCAGGCTGCCGCAAGATTCTGCCGGTCGCGTTCGAGGTGCTGCACAAGGAGCAGCGCGGCGGCGTGATCTGGGACCGAGCGGCGCGCCGCGATGACGAGACGTGGGACGTCGGGCGCGCGGTGGAGACCTGCCGTTTCCGCTGCATCTCCTGCGGGCACGAGTCCGCGGACAGCGACGCGACCCGCGCCGGCTGGGCGAAGACCGGGCGCTTCGTGCCGATGAATCCTGCGGCGCCGCGGGAGGTGCGCTCGTTCCGGCTGGAGGCAATCGTGACGCGGCCGATGCGGCTCCTAGTCGAAGAATTCCTCCAAGCCGAAAACCAGCTGGTCCGCACGGGCGACGAGCAGGCGAAGATTGAGTTTCGCACGAAGCGGCAGGCGCTGCCGTGGATTGTGGAGAAGAAGGCGGTGAACGTGCTGCTGAAGGAATCGGGCTACAAGCTGGCCGACTACGCTCAGGGCGAATTGATCCCTGACGAGGCAATCCGCTTTATGGCGATTGACCGGCAGCAGGATCATTTCTGGGTCGAGGTCGGCGCGTTCAGCACGGCGCAGGGGCCGCGCTATCGCCAGCTTTGGTTCGGCCGCATCGACACGCGGGACCAGCTGCGCGCGCTCCAGGAGCGGTTCAAGGTCTCGTCGGCCTGCGTCGCGCAGGATCGCGGGTACCGGCCGGCAGACGTGGACCGCGACTGCGCGGAGTTCGGATGGCGATCGATGCGCGGCTACGGCCGGCGGACGTGGACGATGCGGGATGAGGCGACAGGCCAGATGGTCAACTTCCCGTTCAGCGACCCGCAGGTGAGCGACTACCGGGGGGGCGACGTTTACTTCTACAACTGGTCCGGCGACTACTTTAAGGACACGCTCGCGACCGCGCTCGAGGGCAAGGGAGACCTGCGCTGGGAACTGCCGAGCGACGTGAACCCGCTTTACCTCGAGCACATCAAGGGCGAGGCCAAGGTCGAGGTGCGGACCGGCGTCTGGCAATGGGTCGAGGTCCGAAGCAACGCGCCCAACCACGGCCTCGATACCTCGGCGATGCTGCTTTGTATGGCGACCATCGCGGGCATCATCCGCTTCACCCCGTCAAAGTCGTAGCATAACGGGGCGTCAAAAAACCTTTTGACGGCGGCCGCTCTTTTATGGCGGCAGACAATCCCTTTCTCGACATTGACGTTGCGACGCTGACAACGCTCAAGTCCAAGGTCTTGGACGCAATCCAGGCCTGCCTGCTCAACACGAGCTACTCGCTCAATGGGAAGAGCGTCACGCGCGCTGATCTTAACACGCTGAACAAGATGCTGGGCGACATCACCGCGGCGATTGAATACCAAAACGGCGACACGACCGACACGACGTTTGTGAGCTTCACGGGGAATTGATTATGCAGACCTTCGACGCGACCGCAGTCATCCGCAATCGGCCGTGGTTCGAGCGGGCGCTCGAGACCATCGCGCCGCAGGCCGCGCTGCGCCGGCTCCAGGCTCGCGTCGAGACCGCGCTTTTCAGCTACAACGCCGCGCAGACGAATCGGCTTTACGCGCCGATGCAGTACGGCCAACCGAGCGAGTCCTCGCAGACGGTGCGCGAGCGCGTCGTGATGATGTGGGAAGCGCGCAATCTGGTTGAGAATTGTCCCGAGGTTAAGGAGGTCTCGCGCAAGTTCGGCAATTACCTGACGCCGACCGAATACTCGGCAACGACTGGAGACCGCGACTACAACGCCACGGTCAACGAGTGGTTTCACTCGTGGTGCAAGCAGGCCGACGCGACCGGCCGCAACTCGTTCCGCAAGCTCGTCCAGCTAGCCGCGGAGAATCGTCCGGTCGATGGCGACTGCGGCTTCGTCATCCGGCGCGTGGGCGATGGGCTGAAGCTCCAGCTAGTGCCAGCGACCCGCATCGGCAACCCGAACGAGATGGGCCTCGACTCGGAGAACTACTTTGAAGGCGTCATCACCAATGACTTCGGCGTGCCGGTCGCGTATCGCATTTACCGCGTGACGCGCGAGGGCGTCTACTTCGGCGCGGAGGACGTGCCGGCCGGCAACTTCTGCCACTACTTCGACCCGTTCCGCGTCGACCAGTACCGCGGCGTCACCGACTTTCACGCGGCGATCCAGACGGCGCGGATGCTGCACGAGATCCTCCAAGCCGAGAAGGCCGGCGTGCGCTTCGCCTCGCAGCAGGCGGCGCTCGTCTTCACCGATCGCGGCACGGCCAACGCGCGCAACCTATTCACTCCGACCCCGAGCGCGACGCTGCCGAGCGGCCAGCAGCAGAAGAACGAGCTCTCCGAGGTCGGGATGATTAAGTACCTCGGCCAGGCTGACCGCGTCGAGACGATGCCGGCGCGGCCGAGCACGGCGTTTACCGGCTTCATCGCGCATCTGATGCACGAGCTGTCCATTGCGGTCGGCATCCCGAAGGGCGTCCTCTTCGGCACGCAGGATTACGCCGGCCCGAGCGTGCGCGCGGAGTTTGCCGCGGCCGACCGCGTGTTCGCGCGGCATCAGGGCGTGCTCGTTGACAAGGTGCTCGACCCGATTAAGAACGCGGTCATCCTCGACGCCATCGCCCGCGGAGAAATCCCGGCGCCTCCTGCTCGCGCCGGCGAAACGCCGGTGCAGGCGCTCAAGCGCGCGACCCGCGGCGAGTGGCGCTTCCCGCCTAAGCTGACCATCGACGTCGGTCGCGAGAGCCAGGCCAATCTTAATGAGAACCGCCAAGGCGCGAAGTCTCTGCAGGAGATCGCGGCCGAGCAGGGCACCGATGCCTTTACGCGGCTCGAGCAGATCGCGGCGGAAGCGAGCTACGTCAAGGAGCTCTCCGAGCGCTACGAGATCCCCGAGACGGCGATCCGCCTCGTGACCAACTCGCTCCCGAGCACGCCGGCCGCTGCTGCCGCTACCGGAGACAACGTCGCGAGCGCTGCCGCGGAGGCGCAGGCGGAATCGACCGCATCTCCCGAGGACGAAACGCCAGACCAGCCTGCGACGCCGGCCGAGCTTGCGCGCTTCGCCGCCGTCGACCTCACGCCGACCGATGCAATGGCAGCCGAGGCCAAGCGCGGCCTCGAGTGGCGAGAGAAGTTCAACCGCGGAGGCACCGCAGTCGGCGTCGCTCGCGCGCGCGACATCAGCAACAAGTCGAATCTTTCGCCCGACACCGTGCGCCGGATGGTCTCGTATTTCGCGCGGCACGAGGTCGACAAGCAGGGCACCGGCTTCTCCCCTGGCGAGGACGGCTATCCTTCCGCCGGCCGCATCGCGTGGGCGCTTTGGGGCGGTGACGCCGGGGCCAGCTGGGCGCGCGCGAAATCCGAGGCGCTCAAGCGCGAGGAACTGAACCGGCCGACAAACGTCGCCGATGCGCTGGAAGCGGGCCGAAATCGCGCGAAGCGGCCGCTGGAGCGGCTGGCAGACAAGGCGACCAAGCTTGCCGCCGTGCGCGAGAAGCTCGGGCAGAACGCGAAGACGGAGGCGCAGATCGAGCAGGCGCTAAAGCCGTTCGGATTTCAGCCTAAGCCAGTCGTCGCGCCGCCTCCTCCCGCTCCTATCGTCACGCTCTCTGACGCGCGCAAGATGCTCGCCGAGAAGGCCGACGCCGAGGACAAGCTGACCGCGCTCTTCGCGAGCGTGACTGACCGCCGCGCCAAGATCAAAAGCCTCCGCACCCATTGACAATGCATAGCGTTCTCGACGCCATCATCACGAGCAACGAGCAGCTGGGCCAGCGGGCCGAGGAGTTCGCGCAGCTGCTGGTCGAGCACGACAAGACGCTCGACGAACTGCTGGAGCGCATCGGCAAGACGGTGCCGGAGATCCGCAAGGAGCTGGAGTCCAAGCTGACGGAGGCTGTGCCTGGGCTCGTCTCGGACGCCTATGCCAAATACAACGAAGACCTCGAAGGCCGCTGCCGCGCCGCGCTCGCCGACTCGCAGACGAAGCTCGAAGCCGTCCGCGCTGAGATCGTTGGTCTTGCTCAAGCGCAGTTCACCGAGGCCGAGAAGCAAATCGGGCTGACCGCGGAGCAGATCGAGTCGCGCATCCTAGGCACGCTGACTGAGGCCGCGAAAGAGCGCATTACAAAGCTCGAGCGCGGTCTCGTCATCGAGATTCAGCACGCGGTAAACGCGGCGCTGCCCAAGCAGGAACTAGCCGCGGCGCCGACGCTGATCGACTCGTATCGCGGGCAATGGAAAGAGGGGATGGTCGCGCAGCGTGGCGATCTGTTCTCGTGGTACGGCTCGACCTACCTCGCGCTTGAGGACACGAACGACACGCCGGGCCGGAAGAACATCGCCACCGCTGGCGCGAAGTGGGCGGTCATCGCGGCGCGTGGTGCAGGCGGCGGAGGCGGGGGCGGCGGCGACTCGCTGCCTTCGCAGGCGGGCAACGCGGGCAAGTTCCTCAAGACTGACGGAACGTCCACGCTTTGGGAAACGATCCCCGGCGGCGGCGATATGCTCGGCGCGAACAACCTGACCGACGTCGCATCGGTCACGGCTGCTTTCGCGAACATCAAGCAGCCGGCGACCACGAGCGCCTCGGGCGTCGTCACGTTCGCGACCTCGGGCGAAAGCGCAGCGCTGAAGGCGGTGCAGGCCAACGACGCGCGGCTCTCCGACTCGCGCACGCCGACCGCGCACGCCTCGACGCATCAGACGGGCGGCAGCGATCCGATCGACTTCCCGGTCGACTCGGTCTTCGGTGCGACGAACACGATCACGCAAGTCGACTACTTCGCGCTTAACACGTCGAGCACCGCGAGCGTGACCACGGCGAAGGCCGTTTGGAATGCGACCGAGGGCGCCATCGAGGTCGGGCTCAACTCGAGCGTCAATGCGCTGCTCGGCGTCGACGCGCACGTGCAAGTCTACAACCAGAGCGGATCGCCGTTCACCAAGGGCCAGGTCGTGCGGCAGAACGGATCCTCGGGCACGCGCCTTGAGGCTGCGCTGGCTCTTGGAACCAGTGACGCCAACTCGGCGAGCACGCTGGGGCTCGTCGCGCAGACCATCGGCAACAACTCGTCTGGCTTCATCATCACGAACGGCCTGCTGCGCGGCATCAACACCAACTCGTTCAACGAGGGCGACACGCTCTACCTTTCGGCCACGACTCCAGGCGGACTCGTCAACACGCGGCCGACGCAGCCGAATCACTCGGTGCGTATCGGCTACGTGATCAAGAAGGCCGGCGTCGCCGATGGCATCATCTACGTCGACATTCTCAACGGCTTCGAGCTCGAGGAACTGCACGACGTCCTCGTGACCACGGTCGCGAACCGGGACTTTCTCTCTTACGATTCCTCGACCACCGTCTGGCGGAATCGGCAGCTTTTCGACTCGACCGCTCCGGCGGCGCTGGGCGTCTCGGCCACGGCTGGCGTCTCGATCACCGCGGCCCGCGTCGATCACGTCCACGCGCGGCCGACGCTCGACCAGCTGGACATCGCAAGCGCGGCGCAAGGCGACATCCTCTACCGCTCAGCCACCAGCTGGGCGCGCCTTCCTGCGGCAACCGCCGGCTACATCCTCCAGACGAACGGCGCCTCGGCGAACCCTAGCTGGGCGCAGAACACGGGCGGCAGCGGCGCGCCGACGGATGCCGAATACATCGTTGCCTCCGCGAACGGATCGCTGAGTGCCGAGCGCGTCCTCGGAAACAGCACGTCGGTCACGGTCAACTTCGCGACCGGCGGCCAGGTCTCGCTCGAACGCGCCGCGCTGACTGGCGACGTCACGGCCTCGCAGAATAGTAACGCGACCACGATCGCCAACGACGCGGTATCGAACGCAAAGCTGGCGAATATGGTGGCGAGCACCATTAAAGCGCGGGTCACGGCTTCGACCGGCGATCCGGAAGATGCCAGCCTGACGCAAGTCCTCGACCTCGTCGGCTCCACGACTTACGGCGACGTCCTCTATCGCGGCA